AAAAAGATGATTTATTCATTGAAAAAATAGAAAAAGTAAAATTAATAGAAGGTGCTATTCATTTTTTAACAGAAGTAAAAAAAAATGGTCATAAATTAGCAATTGTAACTAATTGCAATAGAAAAGTCGCAGAATATATACTTGATTATTTTAATATTAAAAAACTATTTGATGTAATAATTATAGGAAATGAATGCTTACATCCTAAACCATATCCTGACCCTTATGCAAAAGCAATACAACAGTTAAATACCACAAGTAACCGCAGTTTTATATTTGAAGATTCTAAAAGTGGTTTATTGAGTGCAAATGGTGTATCTCCAAAATGTATTATTGGCATAGAAACAAATTATTCAAGTGAAGTATTGTTACAATATAACGCAACTACAACAGTTAAAAATTATATCGATTTTAATTTAGATTATATAGTTAATAGCGAAAATATTCAGCATTTTTTATTAAAAAATATGATAAAAACCTCTTTAATACATATTGATATAAAAAATATTGATATAGATCAACATAAATTAAAAGGAGGATTTATATCAGATGTTATACAAGTTAATATTACAACAACTGATGATACTAATATAGAATGTGTTCTAAAATTTGAAAACAAAAATGAAAATTTGTTATCAAAAATGTCTAATAATTTGGAACTGTATAAAAAAGAGTATTATTTTTATGATGTCATATCAAAATATATACCAATAAAATATCCCAAATCATATGGATTAATAAAAGACAATAAATTCAATAATATTGGTGTTTTATTAGAAAATTTAAATACAAAGGATTATATACTTAATTTAAATCTTAATAATGAAAATATTAGAACATCATTAACTGTAATAGATAATTTAGCTTTATTACATTCTACATTTTGGAATAAAAATATTAATCATCATTTTAAAGAATTAAAAAAAAATAATGATAGATTATTCAATTGGTGTGACTTTGTAAATTCACATTGGGAAATATTCAAAACAAAATGGTATAATATGTTATCTGAACAAGAATTTAGTATTGCGGAATATATAGTTACCAATTATTCAGTTATACAAAATCAGTTATCAGATAGAAATTTAACATTTTGTCACGGGGATGTTAAATCTGCTAATATTTTTTATAAAATATTAGAAAAAAATAAATATGAACCCTGTTTTATAGATTGGCAATATATATCATACGGTAAAGGTGTGCAAGACCTAGTATTTTTTATGATAGAAAGTTTTGATATAGAAAAAATGAGGATATATAAAAATTTATTTAAAGAATATTATTATGTAAAACTATTAGAATATGGTATAAGTTATGATAGAAATGATTTTGAGATGGATTTTAAAAACGCTTCTTACTATTTCCCTTTTTTTGTAGCAATTTGGTTTGGGACTTTATCAGAAGATGAATTAATTGATAAACAATTTCCTATAAACTTCATAAAAAAACTATTTAGTTTTTATATTTTAGATAAGTCAAATTAGAGTAATCGTAAATATATATACATCAATATATATTTACACTTTTAATGCTTTGGTTATCAATTAGTAAAAAGGTCAACCCAATATTTCAATAAAAGTTTGTCATAATTAAATTTTTTGCTCTTGAACTCTTCAATTGTATTTTCTAGTAACTCTTTAGTTACATCTGAATAATTTTTTACTATTAAAACAGGAAGGTCTTCAAACATTTCATTTGTGCCAATTGATTGCATAATGGGTATGCATCCCAATAACAATGATTCCCAATGTCTATGGCAATCCATCCCGGATTTATATGGAGAATAAATAAAAGTATATTGCACCATTTTTTTCCATAGACGTGTTCTTGGAATTTCTTGATAATCATTTGTCACTAATTCTGAAGGAATTTTGCAAGAATTATTCTCAAAATTAGTAGTAATAAGAACACTACAAATTCTTTCGTGAAATGGTTTCATATTGCTTCTTATATTTTTTAATATCATTTCTTGGTGTCTAGGTAATGTTCCTTCATTTATTTCTTTATCTCTCCAAAATTTACTGGGATCATTAGAAATTGTATGATAATCCATACCAATCGGCAATTGACTCACTTTAGGATGGTCAAATACACAATTTTGTGCATACCATTTAATTAAAAGTGGATTATTTATCAATTTGAAACACACGTCACTAAGAATTGTATGTTCATGTGGCGAACCGATATAAATACTACCTCCAGGAACGGTTACATCTGAGTCACCCGATAACAAATAAAATGTATTTTTAATGTTTGGCAATAGTACATTTATAAAATAAGGCAACACATCAGTACAAACATAAATAGACATCTTATCAAACATATTATTACCATCTAACATTTTATATATATGGTTAACATCTACAGGAGAGCTTGACTGTGGATTATCTGAATGAAAGTCGCACGATTTTAATAATCCTCTAGAACAAACAAAACTACAATTATTTTCCATTTTAGAACTAATAAAATAAATTTACATATCTTTAAGTTTTTAACAATAAAATAAATAAAAATATAACAGAAGAATTATATTTTTTATTTATTTACAAAATATAATGATTGTAGATTATTTTTCATTTCAACAAAAAGAAGAAATTTCTAAGCAAATTAAAAATATTTCATATACAAAAATAGAAAAAGAAATGACATTGTTAATTGATTTTGGTAAAAATAATACTAATATATCTACATTATCTAGAATCGGTAATGATATTGTAGATTATTTCACTTTTACGCAACGTCTTAACACAATCGGTAAATATAATATTAACTTTTATGAGTTTATTATTAATATCGACGAATTCAGAAAAAAAAAATATATTCAAAATATGTTGCATTATTATGAGACAGTTAAAAATAAAAATAAGAAAAAAAACTATTATACTGTTTTAAAAGAAATTTATAATATTTCTATTAGCTCAATTAACATAATAAGACCTCTTGTTTATATGGAAATATATAAAAAGTATTCACCAAAATCAATTCTTGACTTTTGTGCTGGCTGGGGAGGTGGAGCTGTAGCTGCGTCTGCCTTGCAAATAGATTCATATATTGGAATAGAAATCAATACTAATTTACAAAAACCATATGAAGGACTTATTGATTTTTTAAATAAATATAGTAAAACAAATATAAATATGATTTTTAAAAACGCTCTTGATATAGATTATTCAACATTATACTATGATTTTGTATTCACCTCTCCACCATATTATTTTATTCAAAAATATGAAAATAATACAGAATATACTTCCAAGAAAGAAATGAACGAATTGTTTTATATTCCTTTATTTACAAAAACTTATCAAGGGTTACAACCAGGTGGAATATATGCAATTAATGTTTGTAAAGAAGTTGTCGAAACAGTTCTTATTAATCTATTTGGAAAACCAATAGATGTATATTCGTATAAAAAATCTAAAAGACAAAATAATTATGATGAACTTATTTATGTATGGAAAAAACTTGATTGTAACATTTATCACTAACACACAAATTAAGTTATGCGAAGATTGTATGATTGTTATTTGGTTCCTAGACGTGTTTTATATTTATATCCTATAAACTGCGCAAGTTCAGGCGAATAAATGGATGGCATTCGTTGAGGTGCTTGATTTCTATATATATGTTGCATTTGAGCATTTTGTAGCGGTGTTTGATGTTTGGGTTGCATTTGAGGCTTTTGTGTCTGCATTTGAGTATTTTGTGGTTGCAATTGAGTATTTTGTGGTTGTACCAATAACCTAGTTGTTTCTATAACATTTTTATTATATACATCTGTAATTAACTCGTCTTGCTTATCTTTATCTATTTGATTTAATAATGTAATAGGAACGTTTTTACCAGATTGGACTAAATGTTTTGCTGTTAAAACTCTTTTTTCTTTAACTGTTGGATAGTATGGTATATTCGACCAATCATCCGTTGTTGCTACACGTTTTGTGTTTTGCATCAACCTATTTGGCGCGATTATCTGTCTTTGAGGTTCTCTCAAATCATAATTAAAATAGTCTTGACTTTCAAAAGGAGTTTCTGTTAAAAAAGTTTTAATATTTATATAAAAAAATCTTGAGTCTTCAACTGAATAAATGTTATCATTTGGATTATCTGAACTAGCGTCGATAGAATAGTTTAGTTTTGTAATAGTTATTAACCCATCTGTTCCAGAATCGTGTTGACTTCTCCAAGGGTCTTTTTTGCTTATTATTCTTGATATTCCATCAAACAATTGAAGCATTTGCGGACTACCAATTTCATAGAAGGTAGATCTATCTATATTTATTCCAAACCGTTTACATCTATTTTGCAAGCTATTATCTTCCATACCCCAACCCCAATAACACGGATATCCATTTATTTTTTCAAAATCTGCGCCTTTGATTACAACGATACCGCCTAAAGCATATTTATATCCGTAATAGTGTTTAACTACGCCGACGGATGTTTCGTAATCGAAAACTTTATGAAAAGGTATTGTATCTATATCATTAAAAATGAATGTAATATTTTTATAATGGTTAGGATATTTATTTTTCACCGCGGTAAACCCAATATTTTTTACTGCGCCTCGATTAAATGTTCTGGCATCACATTGATGAGAGAAATATATTTCATAATCATCACAATCTTCTAATATAAAACTCATATATTTAGAAAAAAAGAATTTATGTTGAATTCTATTTCTATATGGCACAATAAATACTCGCTTAGGTATTTTTAATTCAGACATTATAATTTATTTTATATTTTAAAAAAATAAAATAAACTAACTATTTGTTAGATAAATATTTACAAATTTATAACATTGATACTGTGTTCATTTGCAATCGTATTGTTGAGTTGAATACTTCATTAAAATAACAGATGGTATTAAATCATTCTTTATTATTTCTAATTTTTTAAAACACTTGTTAATAGTAACCTCGCTTATTTCACTAATATTTTTAACATCTCTTTTTGTAATATGTAAATTAAATATTTGGGTAATAAAATAAATTATTCCTGCTGCAATAG